AAAACATATACATCCAAGAAACCTAAGACAATGCCTAGGAAATTACTCTAACTCCAGCTATCTTAGAAGATTCTGTACATGCTTAATAAAATGTGAGAACAATGAGAGTATGACTCTCTTCTATTCATAGTTGTTCTCTTGGCTACTAGTTAGGTGCAGATACTATATATCATTTCAAGACCTCTGTCTAACGTGCTAATTAGTTATAGCTATCTTATGCCACCCAAAATTTGAGTTCTGAGTGGAAAGTGTGAACATTAAAAAAGTGACAATGTGTGTCTACCTATCACAGTAACACACACATTATCAATGACTTATGCATTTTATTTAACACAGATTATGCAATAACTGTGGATGAGACTATGCGTTACGCACGTCTTCTGCTGTAGTGATAGCCTCTTTAATGCTGCTCACTAATACAACAGTTCCATCTAATAGAATGGTTGCTAACATGTTTGTAAAAGATTTAGATTCTGAGTGAAATATATAAACTAAAAAAATATACAGTGTATAATACATGAACTGAGTGGCTTGTGCAAATAAAAAAATAGTGCACACGCTGTTACACGTGCACACTATTATACTGTTCGACAAGATTACAAGCCCAACGCACCCATGATGTCGTCTGCACTATTCACACGAGATGTCGAGATCTCGAAGAATGGACGCTTCACACCATCTTTGTCTGTAACGACATTTAAGATGCAACGTACAGACTGTCCAACGCTAATAGTAGCTTTGTCTTCGCCAAGTGTACGCTGTGCGAAGTAACTTTTGCCCACGAGTGGACCTGATTGAAAGCTAACTTCGCAACGCAGAAACTGCTTGCCATTAGACTTTGGGAAAATCTCTTCAGAGATGTTAAGAATTGTTGCTTCGAAAGATTGATTTGTTGCCATGTTATAAGTTTTAAGGCGTTAAACAATATGACATTGGGGTACCCCACAATGCCAAAACATAGTAGGGGTTGCAGTTGAATACCCCATTACATCTTCTAATATACTAGTGGGGGGATACTAATAGTTATTAACATCGTGGGGGTATCTTTTTAAACCACGTATATAATATATAACTAAATTTGGTAAGTTTAAACATTTAAAGTATATTATATTATGAACCAGACAGAATTTAGAAAACTAACACAAGAGGGTGAAGAAGAGTTATTATCTCATTACAGGGTGGTTAAAAATAGATGGGGACAAGAGGTGGGGGTTCCTGTAGTGGATGTAAGAGATGGACTAGCTTATAGACTACTAGCTATGCAGATGAGTAAAGCTTCTAATAGAAGTAAGTATATAAACTACACAGAATATCAAAGATCACATAAACCAAAACAAAATATATAATGGTACACAAATGTAAAGTACAATGTCACACAGTGAGTGCTACAGATATAGACTTACTAGGTATAAAAGACGATAGTGTTAAATGGTTACCATTTGCCATTGATCTTAATGTTATCACTGCTATTAAGATGAGCACTGATGAAAGAGAAGAGGAGTCTTATAACTGCGCTAGTATATTTACCACCCATGGTGATACATTTATATTAGACACTCCCTACCATGAGATGGTGGACATATGGTCTAATTACATCAATGTTACATGGGAAGATGAACAACATAATGATGATGATATAATTCTTTAATAATTAAAAACCAACAACAATGTTAGAACAAAACACACAAGAGATGAACCAAGAACAAGGGGTTCCTAGTAAAGAACAAATTATGGCTTTTATGCAAGAGCAGATTGATGTTAAAACAAAACAGCTTGAGTTACAAGAGCTTAACACTAAATTAGCTGTAGCAAGAGCAGAAGAGATTAAAGCTTTGTCTTTTATAGGTAATGCTACCAATCCAAATCAACAAGCTCCTCAGGGTAAGCCACACAAAGTGACACAGGAAGACTTAGATGCTAATCCTGAGTTAGTGGAAGCTGGATTGAAAGTGGGAGATGATGTGCTTATATCAGAAGAGACACCACCACCACCTGTAGAAGAAGAACAAAAACAAAGAGGATTAAAAAAATAAATAAATGATTGCTCCTTTATATAAGCTTAAAGATTATAAAGAAACTTTTAAGTTTGAGAAAGAACATCCTAAAGAACTTCGTTGGGATGACAAGTATAAGCTTTACACGTTACAAGAAAATAAACAATGCCAGGGCATATGGCTTAAAGATAAGACAGAACTAATAGGTGAAATGATTGTAACATGGAAGTCTAGTAATGCAGTTTATATAGAAAGTTTTACAGTGATGCCTACACATAGAGGACAAGGACTAGGTCACGATCTAGTTCAGTTAACTATAGAATGGGCATCTATTTCTGGGTATGAATACATTACAGGAGAAGCACGTAAAGGAGCAAGCTGGAAAATATTTGACAACTTTGGAGCCACCTCAGTTCTCACTTATAAAGACTGGGGTGGTACAAAGGAAGAGTATATTAGTTTTAAATTAGAATTATAATGGCAATAGTAAACCAAGTGGACAAGAAGGTGAAGATGGATAAGTGGGGTATTGTAAAATACCAGCTTGTCACTCATTGTTTTCTGTCTACAATACAACTAAGTAATGCAGAACTTAACTGTCTTACTATTCTTGTTCTCGATGGGGAACAAGAACTAACATCATTTTGCAATAACATATTTGAAAAGAAAATATTTTCTTCAGCACAAAGTGCACGTAACTGTTTAGCTAAACTAGAAAAGAAAGGATTGATTGTAAAAGAAGGAAAGAACAAAAAGAAAATTATAATTAATCCAACGTTAAATATTCATAGCACTGGAAATATTCTTCTTGACTTTAAATTTTTAAGCGTTGCTACATCCTAAAAAAGCAAAGACATTGATTCCTGAAGTGGCAACACTTACAGAACAATCAGAAAGTTTAGTAAAAGATGTTATAGACTTCTACTGGCAAGAGATTAGAAAATCAATGTCTTCGTTAAAACACCAACGAATACATCTTACCAATCTTGGAGACTTTACAATTAAGCATTGGAAAATGAAACAGAAGATTGAAAATTTAGAAAAGTGGGAAGAGACTAATAAGCAAAAAGGGATGCAGCAAATGACAGCAAGATTTAAAACAGCTGAAACTTTATTTGATTTAAAAGCTCTTAAACAAATAATGGAAGAAGAAAACCAACGTAAAGATTTTATTAAACTATACAAAGATGAATCTAAAAAATAACATCATACAAATTTGGAAAAGCAAGGGTCAGATAGTCGAGGGAATAACTAATAGTATATTTAAGAGAGAAGATGTAGAAGAAATAGCAGAACAAAGACTGAGTATATGTAAAAATTGTCCTTCTAAATGCTATGATAAAGAAGGAAAAGGTTGTATGATACCAGGCACCCAGCCTTGTTGTGATGAAACACAAGGAGGATGTGGATGTAGTTTATCATTAAAGACTAGAGCATTATCTTCTGAATGTCCTTTTGGACATTGGAAAGCTGAACTCACAGAAGAAGAAGAAGATCAATTAAACAAAAAACTAGCACTATGAGTATATTAAAGTTTACAGCACATGATCATAAATATCGCAGTGAAGATGATATGAATTGGTTAAGTGTTACCAGTTTAATATCTAATTTTAAAAAACCTTTTGATGCAGATAATATAGCTCTTAAATGTTCTAAAACAAAAAAGAGTAAGTGGTATGGAATGACACCAGCAGAAATTAAAGAAGCTTGGAAGTCAGAGGCTAAACGAGCTACAGATTTAGGTACATGGTATCATAACCAACGCGAAACTGACATATGTCAGATACATGATATGGAAAGACATGGAGTGACAGTGCCAGTGTTTAAACCCATCGAAATCGAAGGTATTAAACATTCTCCTGAACAAAGACTTAAAGATGGCATCTATCCTGAACATATGGTGTATCTTTGTTCAGCAGGGGTGTGTGGTCAGTCTGATCTTGTAGAAGTGGTAAATGGTAAAGTACATATAACAGATTATAAAACTAATAAAGAAATTAAAGTTTAAGGCTATACAAATTGGGAAGGACTATCTCAGAAGATGTCTTTTCCTGTTAACCATCTTGATGATTGCCATTTTAATCATTATGCTCTACAGCTTAGCATGTATATGTATATTATACTTAAACATAATCCTAAACTTAGCCCAGGTATACTTACGATTCATCACATACTGTTTGAAGAAGCAGGAAGGGATAGGTTTGACAATCCTATATCTGCTCTTGATTCTGATAATAATCCTATTGTTACAGATATAGTACAATATGATCTACCCTATCTAAAAGACGAAGCTATAGCTCTTATACATTGGTTGGAAGAAAATAGACATAAACTAAAAACACATTAATGGAAAAAGAAAAAAAAGTTTTAAAGGGTGAGATTAAATATAAAGTGACATTAAATGAAGAGCAGAAAGAAGCTAAAAGACTTATTAGAGAAAATCAAATTGTGGTTATTACAGGTAGGGCAGGTTGTGGTAAAAGTCTTGTCTCTGCAATGACAGCTTTAGATTTCTTATTTAAGAAAGAATGTGATCAGATATTAGTAACAAGAGCTGCTGTAGAAGTGGGACATAGTTTAGGATTTCTACCAGGAAGCCTTAATGAAAAGTTTGATCCCTATCTAGAAGCATTCCAAGAAAATCTAATTAAGTGTTATGATAAGGTGAAAGTGGAAGAACTTATTACGTCTAAGAAAGTTAACGCTCTTCCTGTACAATTTATACGTGGTAAGACTGTAGATGATGTTCTTATTGTAGAAGAGGCACAAAATCTTACTAAAGCTGAGATGTTGGCAATTCTTACTAGACTTGGTGTACATGGTAAAATTATTATTAATGGAGATCTTGAACAAATAGATATCAGGGGATCTGGAGATAATGGACTTAGATATGTTATAGAACTATCTAAGAAGATTCCAGAAATACAATACATAAAACTTAAACATAACCATAGATCTGATCTTGTAGGTAAAATATTAGAATATGAATACTCAGGAAAATAAAATACAAACACTAGCAGAGATATTAGATGAATATGAAGCTGGTACATTAGACATGACAGAGATGGCACGTAAGTGTTATATGTCTGAAAAAGAAAAGCATTACAATAGAGTTAGTTGGGTGCATAATGGTGAATTAAAAAATCATGCTTTGCTTAGAAAAATGAATAGTAAAGATGGAAGAGATTTATTAAAAAGTTTATAATGTTAGAATTTAAAAACCCTATACCAGTTATTGTTGAAGGCCACAAAGAAGGCTATGCCATCTATGTACAAAATGGTGGTACATTTGAAAATGATATATGGTGTGTAGTATTATGTGAAGGTGGAATTGTAAGACATTATAGAAGTGATCAAATAAGAATGCATCATAATGAAACATTAGATTTAAAAAAATGAGTGATTTAAAAATAGGTGATAGAATTAAAATTGTAAAAGATAAACTTGGTAATAAGATTTTAGCAACTGTAGAGATAGATGAAATATTAATCATCACTGGTTTTTCTGATGATGGTAAAATAATGTACCATCATAACTCATTAGCTCTTCCTGTACATAGTGACATATATATAAAATTAAAAAATGATTAGATTATTTGATGTGCTGAATGGTAAAGTGATTCCAAGCGAACACTGTTATACACTTAACTTTCTTAAAGATATTATGGATGAACATCCAGAAGATCATTTAAAGATATATGCGTATTTGTTTTATATGACTTGTCCTAATCCAGATTTAAATCCTTTCTTTGATATTCCAGAACAAGACAAAGAACATTTTATATTAAAAGAAGTGGATGCTGATTTTAGTCTTGATGATGATAAAATTACATACGCTCTTGCTATGTGTAAGAGAATGTATGAAACACCTACATATAGAGCATACCAGGGTATTAAGATATTCTTAGATAATATGGCTAAGAGTATGGCAACAGAACAACTTACATTTGGTAGAGATGGATCTAGTCCTGCTCTTCTTAGAATGGCTGAGAAATATGATGCTGTGCGTCAATCATTTAAAGGTGTGTATAAAGATTTACAAGAAGAACAACAATCCACTGTAAGAGGTGGTCAAAACCTAGCATACGATCAATAAATTAAAACATATGACACAAGATTTATCTTATTTGCAAGACTGGGTATTTCATTTTAATAGCTACACAGAAACTTGGGCAGCCATTCCACGTGAAACATACAATGAATACTGGAATGATTATAAAAATGCAGGAGTTATTAGAAGCAAAAATATCAACACTCTATTAGAATTATTGCATAAAGCTAAAGGTAGTATTAATGCAATAGAGCATATTATAAATGGAGAAGGTGCAGAGTAATTTTATAGAAGTACCTACGTACAAAGATGGGCAATGGTCTGTCACTGAATTTCCTACAAGAGAGGAGTTTAGAGATTTTATATTGCCTTTATTTAAAGAACCTGGTCAATATGAGTTTGATGAATCAAGTGTAATGTTTAATGCAGAGGGACGTAAGTTTCAAAAGCAAGGATATTATTGTCATGCTCCTTTTAAAAGTAAAGACTTTTTTGCATACTGGGATAATCAAAAGAATAAGTGTCGCACTGGTATTATAGTACATAGTGGAGATAAAACATGGTATCTTACTAGAGACTATTACATGTGGCTTAACTTTCTTCCTATTTACGACAAAGAAGAAAAACGTTTTGACTTTGCTAAAATAAGAGATGCTCAATATCATATGGCTCTATATGAGATATTAGCTGAACTACATTACAAGCATGTAATTATTTTAAAGAAGCGTCAGATAGCTAGTTCGTATTTTCACATGGCTAAGCTTATTAACCAGTGGTATTTTGAAGAAGGTGCTGTATTAAAGATAGGAGCTAGTCTTAAAGATTATATTAATGAGAAAGGATCCTGGAAGTTTCTTAATGAATATAAGAATTTCTTGAATGAACACACTGCTTGGTATAGACCAGCTGAACCAGATAAAGTGGGGGCTTGGCAACAGCAGATTAAAGTGAGGATCAATAATCGTGATACTTATAGAGGGTTAAAATCTACAATCAACTCTTACTCATTTGAGAAAGATCCTACAAATGGTGTGGGTGGACCTGTAACATATTTCTTTCATGAAGAGGCAGGTATTGCTCCTAAGATGAATGACACATATGGATTCATTAAACCTGCTCTTAAATCAGGTCATTTAATTACAGGACAGTTTATAGCAGCTGGATCAGTGGGTGATCTTGAACAATGTGAACCACTTAAAGAATATATTTTTCATCCTGAAGAAAATGGATTCTATGGTGTTGAATCAAATCTCATAGATAAGGATGGCACAATAGGAACCATTGGTTTATTTATTCCTGAACAATGGAGCATGCCTCCATACATAGATCAGTATGGTAATTCTAAAGTGGAAGAAGCTCTTGAAGCTTTAGAGACAGAGTTTGCTAGAATGAAGAAAGATATGGATCCAGCAGCATTCCAGCTCACCATATCTCAGCAACCACGTAATATAGAAGAAGCATTTGCTACAAGAAAGGTTAGTATATTTCCTCCACATTTAGTATCTAAACAATTACAACGTATTGCAGATAAACAATATGGGGTGGAATATTTAGATCTTTCAAGAAATGCAGAAGGTAAAATTATAGATAAGCAATCTAGGAAAACTCCTATTATGGAATTTCCTATATCTAAAAAAACTGATGACAAAGAAGGAGTGATATGTGTGTACGAAAGACCTGTAAAAGATCCTACGTTTGGTATGTACTATGCATCAATAGATCCTGTAGGCGAAGGTAAAACTACTACAAGTGATTCATTATGTGCTATATACATATTAAAAAATGCTGTAGAGGTTATACAAGATGGTGGTAATGGAGAAGTGACAAACTTTATAGAAAGAGATAAAATTGTAGCTAGCTGGTGTGGCAGGTTTGATGATATTAATAAAACCCATGAACGTCTAGAACTTCTTATAGAATGGTACAATGCATGGACAATAGTCGAGAATAACGTAGCTTTGTTTATACAATACATG